CGCTCGCTGCCCTGATCGCTCAACAGCAGGAAGGTGCGGGTGCATACGTCAATCACAATACCTTGAACGGTTTCTTGTGCGGTGGTCATTGGGGGTTTTCTTGATTACCCCCATATTATAGGGTGTCCTAGGGCGGGTGTCAAGTGTGCCAGTTCAACAAGTGGTTACAGATCCAGAAGAATTCTTAGATCCTCCACAGAAAGTCCAAGATTGTTTAATTTCTCTTGAGGGGTGGGTAAATTTATTTGAACAACAGACCAACCAGTCTCCGAATCTTTTACTGATGATGTAGAGTTACTATCCGCAGTTGTATTATCACCATTCCAAACAAAAGCGTAACCATTTTCACAAAATGGAGGTGGAGTTCTAGTTGCGTTTTCTGGAGCAACTACAGGATTTGGGTTATCAATAACTACTCCTAAAGTATCTGGATTTGTTGAGTAATACATTCCACTGAGGTCATCAACTTGATTCCAGATTTGATTTTCTATGTCAAAAACTCTAACTTTACCTAATTCTCTTTCAGGAACTTCAATACATGTAGAATGTGCTGGAGCAAGATACATATTATGCTCTAGCGGATCTTTTTTAGCTTCTTTTTTTGATGTAAAAAACTTAAAGTCAGGATGATAATTATAAATTGGGCAACTATTTGCATAGGGCAAATCAAAAATATGTTCAATACCATCTGCAGTTCTACATGTAACAGTGTAAGACATCTTTAATATAAAATACTAATTTTACAGATATTTATGTTTTTATGCAAGCTAACATCGCATAGTTTCTTGGACGAGTTTCATTGCCAAAGTTACCACCATTAGTAGTGTTTGGACTTCCACCCTCAATATTAGACAAAGTTCCTGTAAGATTAGCAGTTCTAGGAATAGCATTACTGCCAGCAGTACTATAAGTTGGAATATTATGTGTGTGAGTTTGGTACTGATGATCTTGGAAACTGGCAAATGCTCGACCACTATCCACTGACGCAGTGTTTGCCCAACCTCTAATAAAGTTTCCTCTCAAATCTGGAACATTGAAGCTAGTAGAACCATTTCCTGATCCCCAAGTGGTTCCTATCTCATTAAAGAGCACACTGTAAAGTCCCCTACTAACAGCCGCACCATCACATTCTAGATATCCAGATGGAGCAGTGTTTTTTGCAAACCAAACAACAACTCCAGCAGCAACTGTTCCAGATCCAGCTTCAGTACCTTGAATACCTTGCAGACCTTGGATACCTTGCAGACCTTGACCACCAACAAATCCTGCAATACCTTGAATACCTTGCTGACCTTGTATTCCTTGTGGTCCAATATTACCTTGAATACCTTGATTCCCAGTTCCATTAATACCTTGAATACCTTGCTCACCTTGGATACCTTGAATACCCTGAATACCTTGAGAACCTAGATCACCTTTAATCCCCTGAATACCTTGGCGACCTTGAATGCCCTGAGTTCCTTGAGAACCTACACCATTATCTCCTTGAATGCCCTGTCGACCTTGGAGACCTTGGAAACCTTGGAAACCTTGAGCTCCTTGCGGTCCATTATTACCTTGAATGCCCTGTCGACCTTGGAGACCCTGAACCCCTTGAATTCCTTGAAATCCCTGAACTCCTTGAAGACCTTGTTCACCCTGAACTCCTTGAAGACCTTGATTACCCTGTGGTCCAAAGTCTCCTTGAATACCCTGCAGACCCTGACCACCAGCTCCACCAGTTGCACCTCCTGTTCCCTGAACACCTTGAATACCCTGCCTCCCTTGATTTCCCTGTGCTCCAGTCTCACCTTGAAGACCTTGACGACCTTGAATTCCTTGCTCACCCTGAATACCTTGAATACCCTGAAGACCTTGACGACCTTGAATTCCCTGAGATCCTTGAATACCTTGATTACCTTGAAGACCCTGAATACCTTGACTACCAGCTCCACCTATCAATCCACTAATACCCTGAATGCCTTGAGCTCCTTGTGGTCCATCATTACCCTGAATACCCTGTCGGCCTTGAATACCTTGATTACCTTGATTGCCTTGATTACCCTGAACACCTTGCTGACCTTGAATACCTTGAGCACCCTGAGATCCTGGGCCACCACCAATACCTTGAATACCTTGGCGTCCTTGGAAACCTTGAAAACCCTGTGGTCCTGATGTTCCTTGAACACCTTGACGACCCTGGGAACCCTGAACACCCTGATTTCCCTGGATACCCTGAACTCCTTGGAATGATGCATCATTGATACTAATTTTTTTTACATCATCCGCAGAATAATCATAGACTAATAGTAAATCTTGAAGTCCATCAGCACCAGTAATTAATGATTGTTCAGTGATCGCTTTTTTACTTACTTTTCCATCAAATAAAGTCGCTGTAATAATACCAGAAGAAAATGTATTTCCATAGATAGAAAAGTCTGCACTAACTCCCAAAGTTGAAGTTCCGATGCCAACTTTCCTGAAGGTAGAAATCCCAAGAAATGTTGAAATACCTGTTACTAATAAACTATTAATTGTAACTGGTCCAGCAAAACCAGAACTGCCCACAACATCAAAAATGAATCTTGGAGTTGTTGAACCTATACCAATTCTTTGGTTCGTATAATCATACCAAAAATTACTTGCACCATCAACAAGTCCTGCTGTGCCATGAAATTGAATTTGACCAATCGTACCACCAGCACCAGATATTGTCGCAGATTGGGATTGCCACTCCATCCCCCCAGAAGAAGTTTTAATCAAAACGTCGCCAGGATCTCCAGGATAATTGGTAGAGTCATAAATTGTTCCAGCAATTCTTACATCCCCTTGAACATGTAACTCTTGTGATGGATCAATAGTATTAATCCCAACATAACCATCTGTTGTTGTTTTAAAAACTGTACCACCAAAACCAACATGAAGGTAATGTGCAACAGACATAATTCCTGTTACATTATCAAATAATAAGTACGGTGAAGCACTAAAAGTTCCATTATTATTAAAAATTATCTCATTATCATTTCCTGGAGGGCTAATCGTAATTGTTGAGATAGTTCCAAAATTATTTGCTGTTACGGTGATAATATTTCCAACAAAATTTAACTTATTGATACTATTTCCTGTACCAACAATAGATCCTTCCTCAAAAACAGAAATACCTGTAATAATACCAGCGGGAGGAACTTGCCAATATCTATCATATTGACCACCATTTTCAAAAGTTACAAGATTATAATAAAAGTCTTTTACTGGTAGTGATCTTTCGCCTGGATATCCAAGATTGGGTTCTGTTTCTTGCGGACTAAGAAACACATGTCTATCTGTGCTTAATCCAGACAGAGGAGTTAATTTTTGTTTTCCACTTAGATATCTTTGCTTATTCGCCATAATTATGATGTACTATTTTCCAGAATACTTCCAATGAATTCCATCTGGAGAGGAGCAACTAATCCCCCACTAACATATGTGTGTTGAATTCCATTAGAGCTTCCAACTGTTGTAGTAAATGTCTTAGAAACTCCAACACTATCAACTATGCTATCCACAACATAAGATGACTGAGGAGATGGAAAAATTGTTGTGGTGATTCCAGATCCTGGGGGACATGTCATGGCAATACCTGACATTGTAATAGGAGTATTTGCTGAAAGACCATGGGGAGTTAGTGTGGTAATTGTAGCAATCCCTGTTGGTTCGTAATATACAACGTTTGTAATTGTTGTAACTCCTGTTTGAATCGCACTAATGAAAATTGAATCTAGTTTGATTGCATCTTTCTCTAAAACTAAACGACCATCAACCAATACAACTGCATCATTTGGTGGGACTTGAATGTCTTTTATAATACGAATGTCTCTTGTATTTCCAGTGCTTCTTGTCTCTCTACGATGTATCAAAGTTACTGTTGGATATGTTACCGCAATACCAACATTTGAAACTTGAGCAAATAGTAAAATAGAAGAAACTCCAGTTGGGACTTCATACAACTTTTGTTGTCCAGGGGCAACAGGGACTGCAATTGTTAAAAACTTATTGACTGGTGCGACTGCCATTTTATCTTAATGCTAGAATAAGTGGGGTAACTTCTGCTTGAATTGCTCTACTGAAATCTCGACCTCTAATAGTAGAAGTTGTTTGATCAATGATAATACCGTTACCAATTTTAAAGTTTCCTGCTTGATCAGTGCTTGTGAATGGTATTCTTGCACCATTAATAGCTACGACTTCATTTTCGGGTATTGGAATTCCACCTTGGAATGGATTCGCTCTATTTATATTGACACCAGTGCCAATATATTCAAAAGAGTGACCACTAGTTAAGATTCTACTGATTCTAAAAGTTTCAATTGAAGTTCCAGCACCAATACTATAAGGAACAAACTGACTTAGGGTAATTGTTGTAATCCCAGTAACTGGTATTGGTTCTGTAGCTTCAGCAACATCATAGAAAATTGGCTCACCAAATGCAGTTGCAATTGCTCCTCCTCCGCCAGCGATTGTAATGACAATTTGTTGATCTGGTAAATAATTTCTACCGTTATTTGTAACATCAATTGAAGTTATTGTACCAGCGGCGCTCACATTTGCACTTCCCTCAGCAGTAATCCCTTCTGGACCAAGAGGTGAAGAAATAGTAATCGCTGGAGGAGCAGCCTGACTGTATCCAGATCCTCCATTAAGAATGCCAATACGAGAAAGAAATCTCAATGGTGCAGTGATAATTCCAGATGCGGGAGTATCATTATAATCATCAAGATTGATTTTAAAGTAGATTGCTTGACCATTATAAGGTCTCCTTGTGTTTCCAAGAGTATCGGCAACTCCTGCAATAACAAATTGATCCGTATCACCACCAATGGTTGATACCGTGGTTACGCCAACAAAGTCAAGTGGTCCAACTCCATCGGCAACAAGTCCAAAATTTCCAAATGAAGAGTTAGAATTTGTTAAATCACATGATCCACCAGAAGCACAGAAGATAGCAATATCACAATTAATTGTGAAAATAGATACTAACTGTGCGTATCCATTATTGGTAATTGATACTCCAATACCATTTTCATTATATTGAGTGAATGAATCACAAACCATAGATTTTAAATCCTGTCCTGGATTAATCGCACCAGTAAATGAAGATCCAACATGATTTCCGTTAATCCTCATACCAATACTATCAGTCATGAAATTTGTACAATTTCTAATATATGGACTTCTCCACCTACCACTTGGTCCTTCATTAGCAGGACCTGTGTCTAGACAACCAGACCTTGCACTTCCAACACCTGCAGGAGGTGGAAAAGCAACAGCAGCTCCTCTGATTGTTAACGGTGCATTATCATCAAATGGATCTGGAGCAAATGCAAAATTTAAATTCTCTATTAAGCATCCTCTTCTGACATAAAAGACATCATCATCGTGTTGAGGATACACTGTTACAAGACGTAAATCTTGTCCCGTAATACTCACATCTGTTCTAAGTCCAATAGGATTATTTTCAGCATACACACCAGATCGAACGTAAATTGTATCTCCTTGTTGTGCGACTGCTGCGGCTCCACCAATTGTCAATTTTGCGTCACCTTCAGTTCTTCCACTATTTTCATCATTTCCATACTTAGAAACATATATGATATTTTTCGAATCTGCACCTCTAGGAGCCCAGAAAACTCTACCATCTGGATAAGTAATTGGTGGTGTAACACCAGGACCACTGTTAATAATGTTTGTAATAATACCAGCACAAACATTAATTGCCGAAACAACATTTACACATCCATTAGGATCATTATTACTACCTGTTTGAGCATCAGGTAGGACAGTTAAATCTCTAATTTGTGGGAAAGGTATTTCATAAGAAAGAGTTCTTGTTGCTGGTAATTGATTATTAGCGATACCAGTTGTAACAATTCCAATAAATGACTCAATGGCAGCCGCCTGATTTACACAAGTTGGAGATCCTGGATCTGGAGTAACACTAGAATCAATATATTGAGTGAATGTATTTCTTATTCCAGATATTTTGGTAACGACCTGATTTCTCATTACCTGGATAGCAACAATTGCCGCTTGTTGATAAGCATAAACAGACTGTACTTCTTCACCCGCTAAAAATGATGTATTTTCAACATAAAATTTTGTAGCATCATAAACTCTTTCATTACCACCATATGAAAGATTGTATATAACAGCATCTAAAACTACTTTGATATCATCAATACAACTTTGATTACTATTTGGTATTGAAAATCCTGGAAAATTATCTAAAACTCTATCAACTGCCTCTGCTGCAATAAAATTTTCATTCAGAAAAATCAAACGAGTTGCATCCGCATACAAATTATCAATTGCTTGCATCTGATAAGATATAGGATACAAAGCATTATTAATAACATATCTAGAAATTTCGACTGCTTTTTGAACTGCGACAATTGATGCTTCTTTAATCGAATATCCATTTGGATCAGTCCCAGTAATATGAACTAATGTACTACCATTGTAGTATGACAGAGCTGCACCAACAGATCCAGAATTACCTCCTTTGGTGATATCAAAACAAATTGATCTTAAAATGTCTTTAACATCATCTCGACATGCACTATAATTAGAAGTTGATAGTGAAAATGGAGGTTCTTTATATGCATAACTGGTTATAAATCCAACTGCCTCTCCAGCTAGATACTCTAGATTCAAACGAATTAAATTAGCAGCATCGAAAAATCTTGGTGGAATGACTTGCCCTGTCGTGCCAACACCCACTTGTGTTAATACACTTCTAAAAACTCTAAATCTATCAGAAGTATTAAATGATGTAAATCCTACTTGATTGTTAGCGTCATATATTGCACCTTGATTGAAGTATACACTTTTTCTAAAAAAGTCAATATCACGTGATGGATCTGCGGTTCCAATGCCGATTGAACCAATACCAGTCGTTGTGAATACTGTTCCACCAGCTCCGACACCTAATGTTGTTTGTAAAGTTGTTGCATCATCAACATTTAGAGTTGAGTCGAATTGAACTGCATCAATAACATCTAAAGTAGATTGTAATTCTGTTGCACCAACTACTTCTAAAGTATCTAATAAATTAGTAGCACCAGTTACTTCTAAGGTATCAAAGAATTCAACAGAATCAATTACGTCTAATGTGCTAAGAAGAGTCGCTGCTGCACCAACTTGCAAAGTTCCAAACAAAGTTGTACCAGCACCAACAAATAAGAATTTTTGTATGGATACCCCAGCTCCAACAAAAACGTTATTTTGGAAAGTTGAAACTCCAATAACTCTAAAACTACCTGCCATCGTAGAGGCAGAGCCAACATATAATTGTTTATCTACTTCTAAATTTAGATCTATGAAAACATTTTGTTCAAAAGTTACATCTTCTTTAAATGTAACAATTTCCTCAAATGTTGAAATTCCAACCACTCTCAATGGAGATGAGATTGTAGATCCTGAACCTATAACATCAAATCCATCATAAAATGAAGACCTATCAGTAAAAGTAGAGACTCCAATTACCGTTAGATTGCCATTTAACTTTGTATTACCAGTGACTTCAAATTGATTTTGTGGATTTGTGAGACCGATGCCAACATATGCTGAAGTATTGAGTCCAGCAGGTCTTTTCTCCCAAAAATCCTTAATAATAATATCAGCAATATTAGGATTACCTGGATTAGTTTTTCCCTCTACTAGTTCTAGAAGATTTCCACCAGAATTGGTAATAAGATTTAATCCACGGAATGATGATGGTCCAACTAGAACACCTTCATTATATACAAAAATACCTTCAGTAAAAGAAGGTGGGAATTCAACCCATTTAATTCCTTCAGCATCTTTTGATAAGAATGCACCAATGACTCCAGGATTTTGACCAGCATCATAAAGTTGGCCATCAATCCCTACATTACCATAAACATCTAGATTTCGTTGTGGAGCTGTCGTGCCTATACCCACCCAGCCAGCATATGGTCCATAAGTTACAACATTAAAAACGTTGTCTGATGGATTATTTCCAATGTAAAATTCTTTTGTTACTGTTAAAATTCCAACTTGTAAAAATTCAAGTTCTTTTTGAATCTCTACTGGACCAATAAAAGTCGTAATTCCACTAAAAACTGCATTTCCAGTAATTTCAATGTCACCAAAAGTTTCTGTCGCCCCTGCTTCAAAATCATAATAAATTTTGCCATAGACATACAAGTCTTTGTACATCTTGACATCTTCATTAAAAATAGATGGTTTCCCGATGATTGAAAAATCTTCTCCCTCCATCTAACTTACCTCAATTCCCATTAAAAGAGTCTTTTAAAGCATTAAATGCAAATACGCTTGCTCCTCCAAGAATTCCTGCTAAGATATCTGCACCGACAAAACTACCCGAAAAAACTTGATTCACAAGATCAAGTTTTAATCCTTCGGCAATATTTCCCTGTTTTGCATTCAGATTAACTTCATTACCATCAAGTAAAGTTTGACCACCAACTGATTTGAGTGTTAAATTTCTCCCTGCTTTAATATCGATATCTTCCGTTGCTTCCAGAACTATGTTAGTTGCTTTAATTCTTACAGAACCACTACCATCTGCTTGGATGACAACTTCACCTGTCTTAGAACAAATTAAAATATCTTGACCCTTAGGACTTTCATTACTTTCCCCACCAATGATTTCAATCGTTCTGTCATTATAGATTGCAAATTTACCATCTTGTGCAAGAGAAATAGAAGACTTATCTTTATTGTCCGTCGTAGAGTAGATTAGATAACTTAAATTTCCACTATTCCCCATTCTAGGATTGTTTGCGTCAATTCTAAACTTTGGTCCAAGACTAATATGCCTTCTTGCATCCCAGTTACACTTGTCAGCAGGTCTCTCTTTAGTCATTTTATTTTGTGATACAATCTATTTGCTGTGTGACTTCATCTTGATACTCAGGAGTTTCTAAAATTGGTCTTATGATCGCTCCTGTTCCAGTATCACTAATAACTCTTATAAATGGTAAATCGGTAGATATATTAATATTTATTGGATTAGCTTTAACAATTCCTCCCTTATCAATTACAAGATCATATTCTGTGCCAAAATTATCTTTTGCCTTATCACCAACTTTATATCCAGTTCCAGGATTATCAACAATTGTTCTAGTAACTGCAAAATTTTGAACCTCGCCAACAGGATAGTTTTCACCCTCAGATACAATATAAATTGCACTAATTTGACCAGCATCGTCAATTAATGCCCTAGCAACTGCACCATATCCTTGATTACAATTATCTTGGATGGTAACAAACGGAGGAAATTCATATCCCGATCCAGGATTGGTAACTTGAACCCCGATAACACTTCCTACTGCCTCTGCACCAAGCCCAACAATTGTTCCCATGAGTGCTTTTGCAGCTCCACCAGTTCCTCCGCCACCAAAAATATTAATAGTAGGAGCACCACAAACTAATGGTGGTCCAGTATAACATCCACCTAAAGCACTTAGAGGATTACTTACAGCATTAATAACTTGACCCGTAGTCGACTTAAAGATATCATATGCATCTGTAAAACTACCTTTTACATCTTGTACTGTTGAAGCAGCGGTGTTCATTATATTAGAAATTTGCCCAAATGGATCTGCTCCAGGCATCATTGCACCACCACCAATTGTGTATGTCGTTGCAAGACTTGTGCATTTATCTTTGTTTTGATTACATGAAAAAATAGATCCTATTCCTTTAATTGCATCAATTGAACTTCGAATTAAATTAGCAATATTAAGACCAGCACTTAGAATTTTAGTAACTCCACCAAGAGCTGAACTTAATGCATCTGCAATACCATCAACAATATTATTTAAAAGTGCTCCAGCGAATTGGTTAGCAGCACAAGAAACAAAACTTTTGACATTTTCTACCACAGAATTAATCATTTTTTCAATAACACCTTTCAAACCATCAATTACTTTTCCAACAACACATCCCATTGCTTTTTGAAAAGCTTTAACTGGTTTTACCATTGCGGTTTGAGCTGCAACCCCACCCAAGTGAGCCGCTACAGGATTACCACTTATTGCTAGGATTTTAGCAAATACATCCTTATATAAGAAATCCAATCCTTTCTTCATTAATTTAACCATCTCATCACCTAACCATTTGACTGCATTGCCAATCATTTCATTGCAGTCTTTTAGGATGTTATTAATTGCTTCTTTAATTTTTGCTTTTTTCTTTTGTATATTATTTTGTAACTTTCTAATTTTTTTAAGTAGATTTTCAATTCTGGCAGTTATTTTATCCACCGTAGTATTCTTACAGGGATTTGCCATAACTACCTTGTCGCCAATGACAGAACTTACCGAAACATCTCCACTTGAACTAGCGGTGTCATCGGTGCGGGCAACAGGAGAAACTTGAGATTTGGGATTACCAGATTCATTTGATTCATTCGGAACAAGAGTTCCATCTGGTTTAGGGATGCTATCTGTGTATCCTGTAAATGGTTGAAATGGACCCTTAAAATCTTTACTTACTACATCAGATGTTTTACCAAAGGTTGCTAATATTACAGGAATTTGTGCGTTATCTCCATCCATAAAGAACCCAAAAACAACATCGCTAGGTTGAAGTGCAACATCCGTAGATTGATTCGCTGCACCACTTCCAGATGTGGTTGGTATTAAAACTTGAGCCCATGGAAGATCTTCATTTTTTAATTCAGATTCATAAAATGGGTGATATCCCATAATACGGACACGATATCTATTACCCCAACCTTCTGCACCTTGCCTATGGTAAGGGGCTGGAGGAATTTGACCGATCCACCAACGAAATCCGTCTCTACCTAAAAAATTACTTTTAAGTAATGATTCATCTATCATGGTTTATTAGCCTCTGGATTTACCCCAAATGTATCTCTGACTAGTTTCATAGAAGTATAAGATGATTCTGTATCAAAGTGGTGACACAACTCTTTAATCATATATAGACCGCTTGTTTCTTCATCCAATTCCTTCCCATCTTTAGATGATATTTTTGGAAAATTACATTTGATAACATCACCAGCATTTAAATTTGTATTTAAAGGAACAATCATGCTTAGAGTTTGAGTGAAAAGTATATTGTATCTCATAATGGATTGAGATTGATATTTTTCTGGGCTCGCATTAATTTCTTTTGATGGTTCTTTATTAAGAGTACCAATGTCAAGGCACATTGTGAAGATTCTAGTAGGAGTTTCACCAAGATCCTTTGTATTTCCAGATGATATTTTAGGAAGTTTTAATTTATCACCAAGATTACTTGTTTTATTAACATAATCACTTAATTTGAATAATCCTTTTTCAGGGTTTGTGAATTCAAAAGTTAATGGATTAAAAAATATTCTGTAACTTGAGTATGTACCCAATTTAAGTTTCTCAATTAAATTTTGATTTTTTTGTGTTGTATAATTCAAAATTTTAAAATCATTTTTTACAGAATCACCTTTTTCATCATAAGTTTCAACACTTTCACTATAGAGATAAACTGCTTTTGGTTTTTGTTTAATTAAATTATCAATTGATCTAAAATTAAATCCATTTTTGGTTTGATAAAATACAAATCCAGCAGTAGCATCGCCTGAAGTAGAAGGAACACCTTTTGATGCCAACCAAATCAAAACTGTAAATGGTTTACGCATATTACCAATGAATCCATACTTATTTGTCGTTCTTTCTATAGAATCATCAGTAAATTTATCAGTTTTAAGAGTATTTTTAAGTATTTGTTTTACTGAAGTATCAATACTATTGTCTGGAGCAAACTTTTTTCCTACTCTTACTGTTTCATTAGTAATTGCTTCTCTTGAAGTAAGGTGTAAGGTGAAAGATTCTCTTTGAGATTCTGCAATCACATCTGTGATGCTCGATACATACAAATAATCTTTTGATGATTTAGAAAAATCAATAGGAATATTGGAATCAGTATTTGGAGCGATTTTTAATCTGAATCTCTCTCCACCTCTCAGAGGAAGTCCATTATAAACGGATTGTTTATTCTTATCTGTGCTTCCATCAGCATTAGCTGGGGCTATGCTATCTCCAGTATTAATCATTCTCAACGTTGCTGTAATAGTTGGAGAAAAAATGTCTTCATAATAATCAAGAGACACTATCGAAATTCCAATATCAACAGTTCTTTTTTGATCGTTTGATTCTAAAATTGCCTCTTCAATTTTACACGCTGATTGTGCTGCTACTTTTGCCATTATAGATACGCTAAATCAGTTAGAAACTTTTGTTTGATGAAATTATTTAACATGTTAAATTCAGAAGTTTGTGGGGTTTGATCTATTTGACTCATACCAGAAGAATTAAAAGAAGCCGCTGTGGCATTTAACAGTTGAGATAATGCCTGCATATCTATAGCTGGTCGAGTATCAACAACGCTCACAACATCACCAGATGTATTTGGCGTGATAGTTGATATGTCCATGGATTGAGATCCAGTAAATGAATCTGACTTGGAACCCATAGCTCCATGTCCAACAAATACATTAGTTCCAGCGACTGTTCCAGATACACCAAATCCATCATCTCTAAATTTGACATCAGCAACAGAAAGAGGCATTCTTACAGTTTCAGCAAACGCCATATCAATTCCACCATCACTACCATTTCTAGTATGCACCTTTTGTTCATTTAGTAATGCGTTTTGTAAATCATTGTCACTGATACCAGGGGAGATATTTCGATTACTTCTTGTTAGTGAGAATGATTTTTTCTGACTTAAAAAGTGCTTTGCAACAGTAAAAGCAACTGCCCTAACATCGCTATAGTATGTTCCAGGGAATTTATCTCCTTGTTGTGCCAACTTAGAATCTGCTGTTCCTGGTCCAAAGTGGAAGTGTGGTCCAGTGCTCTTTCCTGTAGATCCTTGAATGAAATTTCCTTTGGAAGTTGAAGAAACGTTTAGATTTGTAGGTGATGATTGTTGTGAAGAAGAGACTTGTGCTTGTGAGGATGATGAACTTGCTTTCTGATATTCTTTCCAAATTTTATTACCATGCATTGCACCTGTTGTTCCAAGAGCATCTGGACTAGTTAAATCCTCAAAACTTCCAGATATGTGTGCGGCACCAAATCTTTTAACTAAAAATTCAACAGAAGCATCGCGATATTTTCTTTTAATTTGTGTTAAAGTATTGGTTGCGTGTTCTGAAAACAGAGAATCCTGATCTTTTGCGGGAAAATATTTTAATAACTTTCTTGCTGCATTTCTATCAGATCCATTAGCTCTTTTTAAAAGATCCTCTGCTATTGCCTCCTCACCCATTGCTTTTGCATTTTTGCGAATAATTGCTGTAGTATCAGATCTATAAGTCATAAATTGGTATCTTCCTAAACCATGACCTCCACCACGAACAGTAACGCCAACAGAATCATAATTGCCTTCAGCTGCTCCTGTTGCAGTTGCTAATGCTTTTAAATTTACACCGTAAGCAGTTCCGTTTAATCCCGTCCCGCTAGAAGTAGAAGGTTGACTTTCTGGGAACTGGGATGGTCCTTCTGAACCCAATGGCGGTGCATCTTGACCACTTGCAATCCCCTCACTAAGTGATGTTGTCATTAATTTCAAAGCATCATCTATTGACGATGACATATCAGAAAGATTTTGATTTAGTTGTCCAAATGTATCTTTTACTCTATTAGAAGTATCAAAAAAATCAAACGACGCTATGTTTTGAGCAACTGAACTAAGAAGATTGAACATGTTACCAACAAATCCAATTGCACCTTTGACAAAGGTAGCAACAATTGAAACTCCCTTATAAATTCTAGCAACAAATTCTTTTGCCATCCCAATCCAAGTTGGTAAGTTTTTAAGTAACCAACCAACTCCTAGATATGCAATAGCAGATAAAATTCTACCCAAAAATCCTTTACCAGCGTTAAGAATAGACTTTTCAGTAGCAAATCCTGGAGAAAGAACAGATGCCAAATTAGATGCTTCGAGTTGATCTTCTGCTTCTTTTTTTATTATAGCGTCTCTTCTTTTTTGAAAAAGACTTTTACTAGTAAATACTGCTTGAGTTTTTATTTTAGTTCTATTTAAAATAATTTTTTTAGTATCACTAATTACTGTCCTCGTATTGGACAGACTTCTTTTCATATTTAAAACTGTAGAAGAAATACTATTAATTGATTTCGTGCTAGGAGATAAACTTAAGAGTGCCATTCTACATCACCACATTATAACTTAACTGAGAATACATGATGTAAAAATTATTAGGATTACTTGAAGATATATCTGGTGCATTATTTGTCATCCCTGGAGCTTGAGATGGTGTCGGTGGAGATTGTTCAGGTTTCGGTTGTGTTAAAACAACTTGTGGTGCTGGTTTAGAGATAGGACCTAGAGAACTCTCAGATTGTTTCGATTGCACGTTTGACTCTATTGTCGCACTTACCAAATCTCGTTCTGATTTTTGATCAGCAGATCTTTCCATCTGCACTTGTGAAGACGACGACTGAGCAGTCCCCATAGATGTCGCTTCATCTGTAGATGTCGTCCCATCTGTCCCCGTGATATTCATCACGGCGTTGGGTGTCACAGGAGTTATTTCAGCGGCTGGTGTTGATGAACTTGGTGTTGATGAACTTGGTGGTGATGAACTTGGTGTTGATGAACTTGGTGTTGGTGCTGGTTTAGGTGTTGGTTTAGGTGTTGGTTTTGATGCTGGTTTTTGTTCCCCACCTAAAATTCTAGATGCTTCAAGACCCACTCTTCCAAGAGCTGCAAATCCACCAACTATAGGCAGCATTGATAAAGCACTTAAAGCTGCTCCTGGCAAATCTCTTTGACTCAAATCATAAACAGTTGAAGCTCCACCAAGAAACGTCCCAAGACCAGGAGTAAATCCACCAGCAATTCTTCCCCCTCCTCTAGCAGCCGCTGCACCACCGCCGCCTCTCATAAAATTAAAGAACTTAGTCATTAAGTTCGTACTACCTGTCACAACAGGTCTTGCACCTCTAGCAGCAGCGGCGGCAGCAGGAGCTCCTCTACCCAAAGCCAAAGCTCCTCTACCCAAAGCACCTAGACCTCTGAACGGTAGTAAAATTAGTTTAGCAATTAAACCACCGACTTTGAAAACTACACCGCTCAGTAGTCTTAAAAAGACAGCAAATCCAACATTAATTGCTAGTAAACCAGCACCAGCATATAATAAGTTCTTAAGAATACTATTTTTAATTTCATCAAATACTTTAAAGTTTTTGTCCTTGAATGCCTTTAGTAGTTCAATTCCTTGAAGGGTGAACCACCCACCAAGAAGATAAAATAATGCCCTTTTAATCCTATCAAATATTCCTTCAGTCTTCTCAATAACTTTTCTTACTGGACTAACTAAGGCATTTTGTATTTTCTTTTCTAATTCATTCTCACGACCTCTTTTTATGTCCCTATCAATTATTTGCCTCTCATTACTTTGCTCTGTTTCAATTCTTCTTTGTTCGGAAATAGACTCTCCTCTAAGAAGTTTAGCAATATCTCGAACACCATTTGTTAAACTAAGAACTTCTACACGAACAAACTCAATCTGTTTGGAGATTGTTCCAAGAGAAGATTGATTTGCCTTTACAATTGCTAAACTTTGGGAACTTGCTAATTCGTTGCTATCTTGCCTAACTAAGGCACCACCACGACCACGAAATACTGAACTAGAAACCGACGCTCTACGAAATAATGCTTTCCTGGCTTCAGCAGACAAATAAGATCCCGTTCTAGGATCTACACCTGTTTGTGCTATGGTTATTGCATCAGCCATTCGTTATGCCGTTTTTAAGATTTTCTTCTTCTATGAACTGCTGAAGAAGAGAGATATAAATTTCTCTCTCCCAAGGTATCATATTTTCTAATTCTGTTAATGAATATTTATGATGCTGCATGAGGGCAAAGTTTGTTTTGTAGTATGACTCAAGAGAATCATGAGCCATCCCTACGCGAAAAAACTTGTTAGACCCTCTAGAACAACTTCACTTTCAACTTCAGTTTTTGGATTCTTAACTTTAATCGTATGAGAAAGTTTTGGCATCGTTTCAAAGAACTTTTCAATCTCTTTAAATTGTTTTGAACTTAATTGATCAACAAAATCAAATAATTCTTTTTTTGTACAATCAGATGCTGACCAAGTTTCGTCTTCAGAATAAACTTGCTCAATACATCCACTAATCAGATCAAAAGTATCATCAACTGTCACATCATTAAGATTAAAATTATTTTTAATAAACTGACTCAATGAAGGATATCTCATTCTCATTGTCAGATTAGAATCTAACCTAATATCTCTAGTATGACTTGAATTAGTTTGAACCTGAATCTCATCTAAATTAATGGATACTGGAACTTGAGTAATCTCATCATCAGGGCAAGTGACTAAAACATCTACTGTTTCACCTACAGACTTTCCTCTGATGTTAAGGAATAGATACTCAATATCAAAAGTAGCTAAGTTTTCTACTTTGACTCCCTTTGTTAGAATACAATTTGAAATAACTGTTTTGATTGCGTTTGTAATTTGCTTATCATCTTGACTTTCCATTGCGATGATAAGAATTTTTTCTTCTTTAACTAGAAATGGTCTGTACTTTATTGACTTTCCTGTCGATGGTAGTTGCAACTCATAGGTTGGTGTTGCAATTGTTGGTAAAGGCATAATAACCTATAATATTATCAGTAATTTATTTATACCCCAATATTAAGGTTTAAATCCTGTTTCACCAGCAACGAATTTGTTGCTAGTAAATCTTGACGTATCACTAAGTCCCCCAGTTCCTACATTAAAATCAGGTTTTTCACCATAAGTCCAAGATTGTGGATAAGTTCCACTGGTAAGTGGGGTTAAATCTTCAGTATTCAAAGGACCACCTTTGTATCCAGCATAGTCTAAAGTAGATTGACCATCTTTATTATTATCAATACCTCTTTTCTGATCGATTGAAGAGATTGGCCCACAAACATAGCGAGTAAATTCAAAAGTTCCAGATACTGTTAAAATTCTAGAACTATCATAAGAAACATTGACATTGCCAACATTAGAAGGAAACATTCCAAAAAATGTATATTCAATATTTTTACCGTAATCTCTATCAAACTTAACAATTTTAGTTGATTCCATCTTATAATATTCTGGATATTGCATTCTGATAAAATAGTTTTTTCTACCCTGACTTACAGAATCAGATTCAGTTCCTATTGGATTATGAGATCCACTTGCAATAAATTCTGCCCAGTGCTCTAAAAACTTTAATACTTTATAATCACGATCAACATAAAATCCTAAACTGACTTGTCCGTAAATTCTACTATGAGCAATCTTTTCTTGAATACCCATGTAGTTTCCTGCAATATTTGCAGTTGCTAAACTCCCGTAGGGCAATTCTGCAGAATTGCATAGTAGTCCAACGTCACCAGTTATAAATCTAGAATCAATACCTCTACTAGACAGATAAGATGATAATTGAGGTGGAGGTGCTCCAAACTTGACTTCATAATGTGAGGTTTGAGCTAAATTTGTTAGTACTCTTTTAAATTCTGATATTTTTCTTGGTCTTGGTGCTGGCACTCTAAATACCTGTATTATGAGTCTTTTAGTTATTTAGATGTCCTATAAGGGAAAATATCAACCATCATACCCCCAAAAATATAAAGGTGACCCCACAAATATAATTTATCGTTCTTTATGGGAGCGTAAATTCATGAAATATTGTGACCTTAATGAAAGTATTTTAGAATGGGGCAGTGAGGAGATTGCACTACCCTATCGTTCTCCAATTGATCGTCGTATTCATAGGTATTTCCCAGACTTTTATATTAAAGTAAAAGAATCGAATAATATCATTAAAAAATATTTGATTGAGATAAAACCCAAAAGACAAACTGTTCCTCCACAAAATCCAGGCAGACAAACTAAAACATATATTCGTGAAGCATATGAATATGCAAAAAATCAATCGAAGTGGGCTGCTGCAAAAGAATTTTGTGCTGATCGTGGGTGGAGTTTTAAAGTTATAACAGAAGATGAGTTAGGTATTAAGTGATGCCAAGAAAAACTCTTAAAGACAAACAAGATAAACAACAAAAACTTCAACAAAGCAAAGCAATTAAAAATAGGGTTCTACCACTTGTAGAAAGTATAAATGGAACTGAAGATGCTGATGATTTAATGGGAGAATTATTAGGTCTTTTATCTGAATCAGGAAGTTCTACAGTTGAAGCTGGTAAATATTATACTTTTGTCTATTCACCAAAAACATCTGGAATTAGTTATGATGAATATCCTTTAGTTGCAGTAACTGAAGTTTTACAATGGGGATTCAAAGGATTTAACTTTCATTGGAATGATGGTAGGCAATATACATGGACCGAAATCGTCGGTGGAGTATATAACATTTTAGATCAAGAAATTACAGACGTAAGAAAGATACCTTTTGGAAAAATACGTTCTAAATAGTTAGAAAAAAATAAATGGTAGTTAAGCCTTGGGAACAAAGATCATCATCATCAAAAAGTAATCCCCCATCTTCTTCTGCTGGGACTTCTGCTCCAGCTAAACCACCTGCTAAAAAATCAAACACAAAAAAAATATATAGATATCCATTCGACAGAATTGATGAGGGAGACGATTATTTAAAAATAGATATTATTGATTATGTTGGTGGGGGATTAAACGCTGTCAGTGCCCAGTCTTTTGCATTAATGACTACAGATCAAACATTAGCAAGAGAAAAACAAGTTGTAAGAGAAACAATTATTCTTCCTATTTGTGAAAGTATAGGAGATACAAATAATGCAGACTGGCAAAATAGTGATATGGGCGCTCTAACAGCGGGTTTAGCTGGTTCGTTTAATAACTTTTTAAGCCAAGCTGGTAGCGGTGATCTCCTCGGTGCGGCTGGGGTGGCGGTAAAGGACATTGTGGCAAAGGCTGAAAATTTAGCCACTAGTAAAGAAGGGGGGAGAGCCATTCAAACTGGGGCGGCTTCTGCGGCTGCCGCAGCCCTTACTGGTGAAGGAAATTTAACTACGGCAATTAATAGAGCTACTGGTTTAACAATCAACCCTAATAGTCAAATGTTGTTTAATGGAGTGTCTCAGAGAAGTTTCCAATTTAGTTGGGATTTAGTTCCAAGATCAAAAAAAGAGTCTGATGAGATAAAATCGATAATAAGACTATTTAAATATTACATGGCTGCTGGCAAAGGTAATCAATCTCAAGCTGGTGGAGGATTTTTTATTAAATCCCCCAATGTATTCCAACTTACATATATGACTGGTCAACGACCACACGCATTTTTGAATCAATTCAAACCAATGGCTTTGACAGGTATGAGTATTAACTATACTGGATCTGGAACTTACGCCACATATAGTGACTCAACCCCAGTTCATATGCAATTAACTTTAAACTTATCAGAACTAACACCTATTTACAGAGAAGATTATGATACAAAATTTGGAAAACAAGGAGTAGGATACTAAGATGGCATACTTTAGAGAACTACCAGATTTAGAGTATCAATCACCATTACCTGGCAGAAATTCTTCACTAGATTATGTTAGAGCAAAAAATCTTTTTAAAAGAGTAAAAATTAGAGACGACTTACAGAAAATTTTCACAATATTCAACAAATATACCATTTTTGATGGAGCAAGACCTGATACAGTAGCAGAGGCATTATATGAAAATGCAGAATTTGATTGGGTTGTGCTGATTAGTGCTGGAATACTTAATGTAAGAGATGAATGGCCACTTTCAAACTACGATTTATATAATTACAGTTATGAAAAATATGGAGACGATCTTAATTCTACTAGATTTTATGAAACCATAGAAGTCAGAGATATTGATGGCAGATTAATTCTTCCTGCTGGAAAAGTTGTTGATGCTAATTTTACAATTCCAGATCCAATCAATAAATCTCAAAATCTACAACAATCTAAAGTTATTGTAGCAATTAATAATTATGAATATGAAGTTCGTAAGAACGAAGCAAAAAGAAACATTTATGTATTAAAACCAGAGTACTTGCCAAGTTTATTAACTGATATTAGAAAAATTATGGTCTATACAGAATCATCTCAATATGTTGATTCTAAGTTAATCAAGACTTCTAACACTAGAGTCAAATCTCCATAAAAGGGGGGCACATGGCCCCCCCGTTTATCAGTCTTCGGCAAGACGGGCGAAGTAAGACAGAGCATCGTCGTCTTCATCCTCCACAGGTGCAGCAGCACGACGGGTGGGTTTCAGACTAGACAGTTCCTCACGAAGATCATCGTCCAGTTCCTTCACAGAACCACGAGTGTTGTCTTCATCGAGATCTTCAGGATCTTGATAGCGGGGAGTGCCTTTGGTGCCGAGCACATATTCCAGACGCTTCTTCAGTTCATCATAAGACTTGAACTGATCGGCGGCAGTCAGTTCAGCAAGGGAGAACTGCTTCTTCCACACTGCTTCCATTGCATCATCATCGTCCAGAAGAGGAGCAGATTTTGCAAACTCACTGGAGTCATAGTTGCGATAACCAGCGACGTTCTTTGCCTTCAGTTTGAAGTT